GTGTTTGCCGCTACTTGGTCAGTTGAATCTTGAAAAGCCCCATAAGGGTTATTCATAAAACGACCACCACGGATACCAAGTACCGAGTTTAAAGAGTTAACAAGCTTGATAAAAAATATGTTTAAAAAGCTATTATTTTGGTTTTGTAAGGCAGACGAGTAAGCTACTCCAGAAGACCCAAGCTTGGGTATTGGAGGTGTTTCTAACTGTTGCCTTAAATTAGCCATTTATAAGTCGCCAGTTTTAGTGGATGGGAATGCTCTCCCCGTACCCCAAATAATTCTTACAGCACCAGAAGCGCCTGCACCGATAGTACTATCACCTGTGCTACCACCACCGCCATATAAGCCGCCAACACTTCCGCTTGCGCCACTACCTTCAGTACCATTTGCACCGCCAGAGCCACCACCTCCACCCGCAGCGCCACTAGTTCCTTGACCAAGTATTCCTACACCGCCACCGCTATTGCCATGACCACCAGGCGCATAAGCAATGCGATTTCCACCTCCAGCGCCACCGCCTGATCCAGCAGTTGAATCTCCATCAGCGCCACCGCCACGGCCTCCATCACCAGAGTAACCGCCAGCGCCACCGCCACCGCCATAGAAGTTTCCACCAGTTAGGTATACGCCTCGACCGCCATTTCCACCACCATCACCAGTATATGTACCGCCAGCATAATCATTGGTAGTTTTGCCGCCACCACCTTTTACAACTGATGTGCTAACAAAATAACTATCTTCGCCAGTACCACCACCCGCACCAACTACTACTGTGTAACTACTGCCTGGGCTTACAGAGTAATTATTCTTATATCCAAGACCGCCACCGCCTCCACCTGCGCCACCACCACCAACGCAGACTACACAAACAGAATAAACACTAGCAGGTACAGTAAATGAGTAAGTACCTGATGACGTATATGCTTGTTGTCCAACAGGGGCTTCCCCCATGTTCGCACCAAATGATCTTGCTGCTGACGATGCAATAGTAGATAGTATTGGCATATTCTTAGGCGTATACTGATTTAAAAGCAAATACTGTAAAGGTTGCAGAAGCAGTTTTTACAATAGTGTATGTATAGGCATCAATTGAATTGATAGATCCAGAAACAAATGCTGCCCCACCAAAATACTTAGTTGTGACTCCAGTTGCAGTCCCATCAATTTGTACTACGTTGTTGTAATAAGCAGTTGAACCATTTGTAACCAGATGCACAACAGTAATTGACTCTCCTACTGCCATCAATGTGTCTAAAGTTACTGGTGTACTTGCACCCGTTATGTTGATAGTCCAGTTAGCAGAAGCATTGCTTGTGTAATACAAGACCGACTGAGTTGTTGCATAGTAAGCAATCGTTCCAGTAGCCGCAGTAGCTGAAATCGTTACTTTCTCTAGTGCGTTAACAAACTTAGTTCCCACCGCAGAGGTAGATCCAGTAAATGTCTGTTTACCAGTATAAGTATTGTTAATTGCTGTGCCAGGTACTGCCAAGGCCGTTCTAGCATCAGAAGCAGTAGCAGATCCAGTACCACCTTTAGTTAACTTCAGTACTGGACCAGTATCAAACAAAGCATCAATAGAATCTAAGTCAGTATTGATCTTAGTACCCCATGTGTCACTAGAAGCGCCAACTTCTGGCTTTGTAAGACCTAAATTTGTCGTGGTTGTATCAGCCATAATTACCTCAATTTGTTGTTACTGTCCAAGATTCGGATTGTTCATTTATATCAGTCCAAGACTCTGATTGATCTGAAATTGTTGTCCAAGTTTCTGCTACTAAATCGTTATCTTGCCATTTTAATGCTGCGGAGACAACAACAACAGAACTTCCAATTACAAAAGCACTAGTGTTTGTTGTTAATCCTGTATCACAAGTAACTGACGAAACAGACGTTATGTTTGCAGAAACAAGAGTGACTGTAGACGCAGAGACTTGAATACTGCTAGTTGACTGAATATCGGCTTGAGCAGATCTAAGAACTATTGCAGAAGTTGTTACTGATGATTCGCTAGTAGCATTTGCAGATACTGGAAAAATTGCAATTGCATTTGTTGCAACAGATGATGTGCTTACAATTTCTGCGGCAACGTCATTTATTCCTCCACCTAAAGTGGAAAAAGGAGACTGCGAAAAAGCACTTATTCCAAACATTATTTCAGGTGTCCATTACCAGATAACCATGCAAAAAGAGCTACTGTTCCGAGGCCAACAATCCAGAAAAACTTCTTAACAATACTTTGCCCAATAGAAATGTAAACATTTTCTATTACTCTTTCTGTGACTTTTTCAACTAATAATTCTAGCTGCTCGTCAGTAAGTGTTATTTTGTTTTGCATGATATTTACTTAGATTATGGCGCATCAGGCCATGTGATAGTCCACGGGAATCCTGATTGAGAAGGAATGTCTCTCAATGCTTGGCAGTAATCTTTCCATGCTTGTGATGGAGTCATATCACTACGAAATCTCCAATCAGTCTCAGACAACTTGGCATCCCTAGTTTGCCGAATATTCTTAGCTTGTTCAGCATCCTTAACAGCTTTGTAATTAGCTTCATTTTGAGCCGCAGTAGTGACGTTGCCATCAGCATCTTCTGTTTGAAAGAATGATGGGCCTAGATTCCACTTGGTGTACCACTTGCCATCAATCTGTTCTACACCGCCATAGACTGAGTATTGGTAAACAGTTCCGCCAGTTGCTTGTGGTCCTTCTAAAACAACATCACCACCAAACTCATTAATGAGTTCTTCTGATAGTTGTTGTGGCATTGATGTATTGGGGTGCAATGCACGAAACTCACTTTCGTACATTACTGCGCCTGTTGTTCTGAGTCTTATTTGCATGATATTCTTTACGCTATAGCTAAAAAGATGTATGTTCCACCGCTTACATTGATGGCGGCTAAGATGGTTGAATCAACAGCAAAGCCTGTTGCCACAGTTGTAACAGAGCCAAGAGTTGCAACTTCAGCCGCTGTGCTATTTGTACGCCAATAGGGGTCTGTTAATAATGTCATGCCACGGGCTGTGTCATAAACGTACCAATCGCCAGTTGCGTCTGTACGCTTAATAAGTACAAATCTAGCGCCTGCAGTTAATCCACAATTTATGGTTTGACTTGTGCCGTTACCTGTGTATGAGCCTACTTTGGAAACACCAGCACAAGTTGCAAATAAATAGGCAACAAAAGTTCCAGCTGATTCATTAATTTCTGAGCCAATTCCAAGAGTAAATAAAGAAGAAGTTGGGGTTGTATTATTCCAAAAATTAGGGTCATTAAATAAACGGTCAGTAGTATTTAATGAAAGGTAATTTGTATTTCCTCCAGAAGAAATATAAACACTCCAATTCCATAAATTTCCACTAGACCTTTTTTTAATAATCATCAACTCTGGAGCAACACCTAAGTTATGCGATACAGTTCTATTTGCTCCTGTCCCTGTATAGCAAACCTCATCAAAGAAGCTAGGGGCACGTTTAAACAAATAATTTATATATGTGTTTGCGCTTGCATTTGTGATTGTTGATGTTGTGCCAACTTTGACACCATCCATTACATCCCAAGGATTTGCTTGAAGTATGGTTGTTCCTGCCGCCACTTCTGCCGCTGAAGTTGAAGTTACAAGATATCTAGTTCCTGTAAGCCTTGAAGCAAATAAAGATGCCACAGCCGAGCCACGATTTTTAATTAGCACAGCATCATCAGTCTGACCACCAGTAACAGTATCATTTGCACCAGTACCAGTTCTAGCAGATAAACCAAATACCTTAGTTGCATCCGTAGGCACTTTCATTGGGCCTCTACGAATGGCTATGTAGATATAGGTAGCCGTATTAGTATTTACTTCAGTATTAGTTGAAGTAATTTGAAAGCCCGTAGACGTTGGGCTAACGTATTCAACAGAAGACTCAGTATTAGTTAAATTTGCTCTTAAAGCCGCATCAGCAGAACCAACTGACATACCTCGCATATTATCAAGCATTTGCCAGTTACCAGTGCTACTGGACTTCTTAATCATCAACCATTGAGGCTCATAACCAAGTGTAACTACTGGACCTGTTGCAGAACCATTTCCCGTATAAGTACCACACGAAATCACATTGTCTGCACCAGTTAGGCCAAATCCTCCTGCATCATGGGCGAATAAATAAGCTACGTAAGTTTCGCTATTAGTATTTACTTGACCAGCAGTACTAAGGGTAAAATCTGTTGATGTTGGTGAGGTGTTGTTAAAATATGTTGAATCATCATAAAACTGATCGTTTGTATTAAAAAAAGCTCCTCCTGTTGCCCCCCATGAACGATGATAAACAATCCAGTTTTCAAAAGCTCCAGTTGTTTGTTTAATAATAATACAACCAGGAACTGATCCCAAATTATGTGAAACAGTTCTATTTGCTGAATTTCCAGTATAAGTTACAATATCAAAAAACTTTGGTTGCTTGCGGAATGTCCAAGAGACGTATGTTGTTGCCGAAGCATTTAATGTTGCACCACCACTCTCATCTGTGCCAAGGTCATAACCAGTAGTTGAAACTGAAGTTATATTTTGACTGGATGAATTATTTTGTGCGCCAAATGGCCCTGTCGTTGTTATGTATTTAAGAAGTCCTAGAGTGGTGTCAATGTTCACCATACTAGAAAGTGCATTACGACTTTTTGTCCAAACTAATCCACCCTTAGTAGACAAGTCAATGGCATTGGTGATGGTCTGGGTAGAGTTATTACCTGTATACAAAAAACAAGAAAAAACCTCTTCTATATAATTAGGTATAGCATTAACGACTGCGGCTGTTTTACTTGATGCAAACATAGTCAGTCCTTATGGCGTGTAGTTCTGACCAACTGTCGTGCCATACCAGTTTGTACCATCAGCAAAGAAACTAAATATATCTTGCTTAGATGCTGTACTGGTAATTGTTGGTGCAGTACCTGCTGGCCATTTAACTGTTGACCAAGTAACTGTACGTGAACCTGTTGCATCTTGCTTCAATAACAAAATGAACGACTTGCCACTAGTAGCAGTTGGCATAGTAATAGTTGCATTGCCTGTCAAGGTAATGATCTGTACTGTGCCATTTGTCAGAGCCAATGTTATAGCAGTTGAGCTATTAGCTACGTATGGAGTCTCTACATAGTTGGTAACTGTTGGATTTGTTAGTGCTGGTGCGCTGTTAAAAACTAAAACACCAGAACCTGTTTCATCAGATACTACAGAAATCAAATTAGCACTTGTTGGAGTGCCAAGCCATGTAGCTACACCAGATCCTAAACTGGTTATTCCAGTACCACCATTTGCTACTGGCAAAGTACCAGTTACATTTGTTGCAGCATTGACAAAAGTTGTTGATGTAGTGCCAGTACCACCATTAGCAATAGGAAGAGTGCCTGTTACACCAGTTGATAAAGGCAATCCAGTTGCATTAGTTAACGTGGCAGAAGTTACTGTACCAAGAGCAGTAGCGTTACCAGAGCCATCAAGGTTTATAGACTTACCTGCGGGGTAAGTTACAAAAACATCTTTAACGCCAGCAGCTAAATCAACAGCAGATCCACCATTGGAAGACGCAAGAATAGTTGTTCTTGCTAATGTAGTTCCAGAAGATGTGTATGTTCCAATACCAATTTCAAATTGTGCGCCACCACTAGAACTAATTGCATAGTAAGTTGTATTGCCATTCCCAATGACTGAAAATGACTGAAAACCAGTAGCAGCGCCAGCAAGAGTAAGAGTACCCGTTCCTGTCGTTGTAGTAGTTTCCTTTACACGATCTGCAAGTACTAATGCCATGATTAACTCAATGTAATGTCAAGATCACCAGTAGGAATGCGTAGGATGTCGCCAGTTGCAATAGTCTTGCTTGTTGTCAGATCAGCAAAAGCAAGCATATTACCTGTTGTCAGAGCGTCAAAGACTGCAATTGCAACAATAGTTCCCCAAGTACCAGTAGCGGCATCAAACTCAACTGCTGCGCTATTGGTAGCCAGGGTTCCTGTACCACTTACTGTAAAAGCGGCAGACTTACGTGCGTATCCCATGCCAGTTATTTCTGTACCACCACCGACATCAGTAGGAGCGACAGTAAACAGGCCAACGTAAACAGTTGTTGGGGATGTGTATGCTACGTTTGTAAAAACGTGCTTAAGGATCTTGTCCTCAAGATAATCTGTAAAAGAACCTGCCATTTTTTACCCCAAAGATCGGGCACGAACAATCGGAGTTGAAGAAACAGACGCCCTTTGATCTGCCACTTCAATGTCGCCCAAGGAGTTTGCGTATAACGTACTCCAAACAGCAAGACGATCATCATCTTTTAAGTATGGTGTTGCTTCTAAAAGCGCACCATATAAATACAAGTCTGGGGCATAGGCCAGAAGCCAGTTGCTTGTGTTTGAATCACTCAGC